GGGTCAATGGACTAGGGTTTGCTGGTTCAATTAACTTAAACGTGGCATCACAAGGTATAGAATTCCATTGGGCATCAACCGACTATGTAATGGAAAAAGGTGGAGTTCTATAATTGCTTTGTTTAGACAAGATGGCTGTTGGAACATGGGTTGGTAACCAATGCGGAATGGTGTTTACCCCCGAAAACTCAACAGCTATTGGTTGGATTAAAGATGGTGAAATATGTGCAGGTGTTTGGTACGAGGATTACAACAAAGTATCCGTAATGTGCCACATAGCCCTAACCCGGCAAATGACACCTGAATATTTGAATATCATTTTTGACTATCCTTTTGTACAATTAGGGGTAAATAAGATTGTTGTGCCCGTTTTAAGTGAAAACGAAGCATCAATCAAGTTTGTAAAGAATTTAGGTTTTGAGGAAAACGCTCGACTACTCGATGTTTCCCCCGATGGCGATATGATATTTTTTGTCATGACAAAAGATAAGTGTAGGTTTATAGGAGAAAGATATGGGAAAAGGCGGGGGAAGTGCTCCACCACCACCTGATTACACAGGTGCGGCAAAGGCAACAGCGGCAGGTGACTTAGAAGCGGCTAGAGTAGCGGCCGCGGCAAATCGTGTAAATCAATATACACCTTACGGCAGTCTTGTCTATCGTCAGGAAGCACCACAGCAACAGTTTAGCGAATCTGCTTATAACCAAGCATTGCAAAACTACAAAGCTGGTAGACAGGCTTGGGAAGAATCGGGACAACTTGGTGAAGCACCTAAAGCCCCAAATTACGCAGACTTTTTAACTACTCAGGGAACTCCTGATGACAATTGGTCGGTAACTCAAACTTTATCCCCTGAACAGCAAAAGCTACTTGACTATCAAAATGCTACAAGCATTGGTCTTGGTGAATTAACTGGCAAAGGTTTAGGATATGTTGAGAAAATGCTGGATGATCCATTTAGCACTAAAAACCTTGCATCTTTAGGATTTGACCCTGGCCAATCCTATCAAGACGCTTACATGAAGCGTTTGCAACCGCAAATTGCTCAAGGCCGTGAAGCATTAAGTGTTGACTTAGCCAACAGAGGTATTCCAGTAGGCTCTGAAGCATGGAACAGAGCACAAATGAACCAAGCTAACAAAGAAAATGATTTGTTATTGGGTGCTACTACACAAGGATTTGGTACTGGTTTACAAGCCCGTCAACAAGGTTTTAATGAAGCGGCTTACCAGCGTAATGAACCGCTAAACACCCTTAACGCTGTTCGTACTGGTGCTCAAGTTACCAACCCTAGTTATGTTAGTGTTCCCCAACAAGCAACCACTAAAGGTGCTGATTTGCTGGGTGCGGCAACTGCTGAAGGTAATTACAACACCGCTTCCGCTAATGCGGCACAAGCAGGGCAATCAGGTATGACTAGCGGATTAATGAGTTTGGCTGGTACTGCGGCAATGGCTTTCTAATGCAAGACTTCTTTAACCGCCACGAAAAGGTCGCTTTGATGTTTTCAGGCGGTAAAGATTCCCTTGCTTGTTTGCATTTAGTAAAAGATTATTTAGATAAGGTTTTGGTGGTTTGGGTTAATACAGGGGCTAATTTCCCTGAAATTGAGCAAATGATGCGTGAAGTTAAGTCAATAGTTACTCACTTTCACGAGATCAAGACAGACCAACCTGAATCAATTAAGTCTAAGGGTTACCCAGTAGATGTAGTTCCTGTGAATTACACAGTTTTAGGGCAATCAGTTACAAGTATTAAAGACTTCAAAGTGCGTAGTTACTTTGAGTGCTGTTCAGAAAACTTTTGGATTCCTTGCGATGCTGAGATGCGTAAGCTGGGCGTAACAGGAATTATCCGGGGACAGCGTAATTCAGAAGGGCATCGTGCTCCAATTAAATCGGGGCATATTGAGAATGAGATCGAATATTACTTGCCGATCGAAACTTGGAAGGATAGTGAAGTAATTGACTATCTGCGTAGCAAAGATGTAGTTATTAACGAAAGGCTATCTATGGCCCATTCAAGCCTAGATTGCTGGAACTGTACAGCTTACATGGCTGAAAGTTCTGAACGTTTTAAATACATCAAAAAGCACCATCCAAGCAAATACGAATCTATTGTCGAAATCGTAAAAAAAATCGATAATGTACTAACAGCAGAAGCATCTATTTATAAAGGTCTACCATGAATCCATACCTATCCCAAGTTGCCCCACAATCCATGCAACAAGACGCTTATGGTCAAGCCCCAGTTATGGACACTTCAGGTCGTGCAATGGCTCAAAATGCCATGAATCAGCAAGGTGCACAACTTGGTCAACAGGCTTTGGGGATTAATAAAAACCCAATGAGTGGCATTGATCCTATGAAGCTAGGCATGGCTTTACGTCAAATGGGCCAGGAATACGGTGGAACTCCACAAGGTGGCTACGGTCAGCAAGACCTGTACATGAAGTACGGTTCAATGAACCCACAAACTCAACAACAACAAATGTTGATGGATCAAGGTGGTGCTGACATGATGTCATTTTCTAACCCTGCTTCGGGACAATAATTATGGCAGGGTATACAACTGGACAAGCTGGTAGCAACCAATTGCAACAATTGGTAAATACTCCTACTGAATATAGCGGTGATGTGCAAGATTTGGCAAGATCACAGCGTTTAGCTGAATTGCTTAGTGCCCAAAAGCCAGCAGAAGGTCAAATGGTTAGCGGTCGTTTTGTTGCTCCATCTTGGACACAGAATTTAGCTAATTTAGCCCAATCCGGCTTAAGTGCTTACTACGGTGACAAGGCTGAAACACAACAAGCTAAACTTGCTGAAAAATTGCGTCAAGACAAGATGATGACCCAAGAGGGCATTATGACTGCTATTGATAAGGGCGATATGAAGAAAGCCCTTGCTATTGCATCTACACGTCCTGAATACGGTAAAGAGTTTATTGCCCCATTAATTGGCAATGTGATTCCTAAAGCACAAGAACCTAAAGTTGTTGGCAATAATCTAGTTGGCCCCGATGGTAAGGTCATCTTTACAGCACCGAAAGAGTTTGCTCCACACGCTCCGCAGATGGTTCAAACAGAAAACGGCATGATGATGTTTGACCCTAATAATCGTTCATTTACCCCTGCTACCGTTAATGGTCAGCAAATCATGCCACCAATGGATGCTGGTGCTAAAAACGATTTACGAGCAAATCAAACCCAACAAAAGGTTATTGGCGGTGCAATTAAAGCAGTTACAGATACCCCAACAGCATTTGGATGGACTAGAGGTGCTAAAGGTACTGTCTTGGGTGAATCTATTTCCAATAGAACAGAAACAGAAGCTGAAACAGCCGCTAGATCGTATGTATTTAACATCGTATCTAAGGTTATTCATGACCGTGCCGGTGCTTCTCAAACTCCTAGCGAGATTGCCAAAATCAATCGTTTCTTGCCTAATGAGTATGACAATGCCAAGAAGATTAAAGACAAGCTAGAAGGATTTGAAAAGTTCCTTAAAGATGAAGCGTCAGGCATTTCTCAACCTACTACTAGAGCAGGAAACCCAACTGCACCAACTCAACCTCCTGCGGCAAATGCCAACAGAAAGATTGAAAAAGAAGGTACTGTACAAGATGGCCCAAATAAGGGCAAAAGAGCAATTCAATATTCTGACGGCACAATAGAGTACAAATAATGGCACAAGAAAATATTGTTTGGGATACACCAAAACCACAAGAAACAATATCTTGGGATCAGCCAAAGCCTGAAACGGCTTATGACCGATTTTTAAACGCGATTGAAGTACCTAAATTGGGTGGCAATCAAGTTGTTGGCCCAATGATGGTATCGGGTGCTGGTGAATTGATCAAAGGTGCTGGTGCGTTAACTGAACTTGCATTCCCTGAAACCGGTCAAAACATTTCCCGTTTTGGTCAAACTTTAACAAACAAGGTTAAAGAACAATACCCAGTAGCTGGCACAACAGGTCAAATAGCGTCATATGCTGTTCCGTATTCTGCCGCACAAAAAGTATTAAGTACTGCCAAATCAGTCCCACAGATTGCTAGTCAAATATCCAATCTAGGCAAAATTCCTAGTTTTGCATTGGCTACTGGTGAACAGGCGGCTATTGGTGGTGGTACAGGTGCATTGCTTACCCCAACCGAAGAAGGTCGCGGCCAGGGTGCGGCTTATGGTGCTATTGGTGGTGCAGGTGGTGAATTCGTTAAACCAATCATTAAAGCTGGTGGAAAACTTGCTTCTGAGGTTGTAGGCAATCTTAGCGGTGTAGGTTCACAAGCCTATAAAACAGCGTTTGATGCGGCTGTTCAGGGTGGTGACAAGCTAAAAGCATTGGCTGATAACCTGCGTAAGAAAGTACCTGTAACCCAAGTGGTTGACGATGCTTTGTTAGGTCTTACCAACATGGGTAAAGACTTGCAAGCTAGATACCGTAGTGGCATGGTTGACATTAAGAATGACAAATCTATCCTTGATTTTGACAAGATTAACGATGCCCTGCTAAAAGCCGATGAAATGGGCAAATACCGGGGTCAAGTCATCAATCCAAAGGTATCTGAAAACATTGCCAAAGCACAGCAAGCTGTTGCCGAATGGAAGGCTTTAAGCCCTAATGAGTACCACACCCCTGAAGGTATGGATGCTCTTAAGAAAACCATTGGTGGAATCTTAGAAGACATACCTTTTGAGCAAAGAACTGCTCGTAACGCGGTAGGTGACATTTATACAGCTGTTAAGCAGTCTATTGCCAAACAAGCACCTACTTACAACAACGTAATGAAGAATTACGCTGAAGGCTTGGATGCGGCATCAGAACTCAAGCGTACATTAAGTCTTGGCGAGAAGAACACGGCTGATACCGCATTGCGTAAATTGCAATCTGTCATGCGTAATGATGTCAATACTAACTATGGCAATCGCGTTGACTACGCAAAAATGCTAGAAGAAGCCAGCGGTAAACCAATTATGGCTGAATTGGCTGGTCAATCATTAAGCACATGGTCACCAAGAGGTTTACAAAAGCTATCAGCTACAGGTTTAGGCGGTGCAAGCGTATATAACCCTAGTCTATTGCCATTGGTAGCAGGATCAAGCCCTAGATTGATGGGTGAAGCTACTGTTTTGGCAGGAAAAGCGGCAAGACCGGTTATTAATTTGGCAAACTCAGGCACACAAGAACAGCGTAATTTGGCTAAATTATTAATTATGAAAGCCGCCACACAAGGAGCATCAAATGAGTAGAAACGGTACGGGTACTTATAACCTACCTGCTGGTAACCCGGTAGTAACTGGTACAACTATATCTAGCACATGGGCAAATAACACCCTTGCAGACATCGCTACTGCGTTGACAGGATCATTGGCTTCTGACGGTCAAACTCCTGCAACCGGTAGTTTAGATATGAACAGCAACAAGATTGTTAATCTTTCAGCTGGCACGACTACTGGAGATGCTGTTAATTACACTCAATTCCTGGCCGCTTTTACAAATACTACAATTACTGGTGACTTAACTGTTACTGGTAATGGTGAATTTGGCGGTACTGGCTATTTGTTGATTCCT